GTCTACATCTTAAAGTTTTCTCACATAGAGGCATATGACTGCTTTTCTGTGTAAGTTCCTTGTATTATCTTGTCCAATTCTAAAGTTGATAAATTCTTCTTTAAAATTGCACCAATACCATTTAATGTATATGAATCTTCAAGAGTTGAAGATCCATAATACACTTCTGTGGTTTGATTGACAAGTTTAAAACCTTCTACTAATATTTTACCGATTTCAATTAAAGATTGGACTTTGTTCCTATCTTTACTGAATATCGATTTAATATTAATATCACAAATTTCTTTTGAAATATTGTGAAGATCATTAAGATCTTCAAATTCAATATTCTTGAATTTTGTGATTGTATTGTAGATTGCAAGGAACACAGGATCAAATCTTAAATCATTTTTATCACCAACTGTGAACTTATCAAGTAACACTTTTGGTGACATTATGATCTTAAGATTCATCTGTAAAATTCTTGTTACTAGTCCTTTCGAAAGGATCCTCTTTAATTCATGGAGGATTGTCCTTTCGTCAGGAATCATATAATTTTCATTTTTAATATTCATACTAAATAGTTTCCTTAAACTATCATATGAATAAAATCCGAAAATTATATCTAGCATCAAGGAGAAATTCTGAAGAGATTTAATCATTTTATTACTAAGTTTGAAATATTTTTTATTTCTAATTAGTAATTTATGATAAAGACATTTAACCAAATCTACTAAAGAATTGGTTTCACTTGGGTTAAAGTTTCCTTTGATCTTAAAATAATCATGTAATACTGTAAAAACAATATTAGGATTATTTATATTTCTTAGGATTCCTCCCAGTGGAAGTCCAGTAATCTCACGGTTCTTACTTCATTGAATTCATCGTTTAGCAAATTCATATATATCATCTGATACATGTGTTTTTTGCTCTGATAATTCAACTCCAAGACCTTTAATTACATCAATATACATTCTTGCAACTCTATCGTTTTTAATAACGATATCGTCACCAAGAATTATATATTGATTAAAGTTCTTGTAGCCACATCTTTGTGCACAATAGTACACAACTAAGTGGTGAGTAAGGGTGAAAACGCTTCAAGAGGAATACGTTCCCATGGGTTGTCCAGCTGAATATTTTAACTGGTAACCCTCAGGAGTTGTAAAACTTCTTGAATTCAGTATAGATTGTCAGCTTTGAGCTAATTCCATATGGAATATTCTAGCTAAAAGCCTTTTCTGTAATTCTACAGGAAATCTATCTGTTGCTGAACTTAAGTCTAATGATCAGAACTTCTCATTATTAATCTCCCATTCATTAAATGGGGATTGAGTATAAGTTCGATCCATAGGTATATAATGAAGTTTCTTCATTATAATATTATGGATCGGTTTAAGATATAGTTGTGAAAAGTAATCACTTATTGCAATTATTCTTAACTTACACTCCGGGTCTCTTACAAATGAAATTTTTCCTAAAGTTTTAATTTTAGGTTTAATATTATTTGTAAAAGCATCCGAATAATTTTTACAGAAGAAGTCTCCTCCATTTGAATCTGTTATTTTTAATATTTTATCCATCATTGGATAATCAAAATTTAACAGATCCATTTTACTTGATAAAGTAGCTGGTCCATTCGGACCGGCTTTTGTTGAAAGATATACATCTTTCATCTTATCAAATCCTGGAGGATCAGACTTTAATCTGAATTCCTTAACAAACTTGTTGATGTAACCTGATGGTATAATATGACTCATTTTTGAGTCATCAGTTATACTTTTATAATCAGGTTTAATTTTCTTTCACTCATTATTTGTCAAATCTCAACTTCTTGTGAAGTTAAGAATTGTAAATAAATATTTGAGTGATTGTAAATTACCATCAACAAGAGGTTTAAGGAACGAGAAAACTTTTGGTCAACCTTCTCTATCTATACCAATCATCATATCATTGATAAAAAGTGGTTGTCCACATATGTACTTAGTACAATGTAGACGTACCCTTTTTAGATATTTGATTGTATAGACAGTTCCATGATTTTTAATTAATTTGAAAATTAATTTGAATAATGGACGAAGGTATTTAGATGTATCAATCGAAGGGAATATTATTATCATTATTCGTCAAAGAATTTTGATATAATTTTTCTTCATTGAGCATTAAAAAATTATACTTAAGGTGTATAAGCCTCAACTGATAGTCCACCGGCAACAGGTTCTGTTGTCAGTGGGTCAGTTAAAACCATAGAGATACGGATTCTAACCGATTCTTTACTGGTTAAAGATCACAAAAGATCTTTAAGTCCTATGGGACATTTTAAGG